TCCTAATCGACAAAGGTCAAAGCTAAAGTTTGGCTCTAAGCGAGGTTTCTTTTTATTAAAAAAGGGTTCAAAATTATATTGAGTGGAAGCATCACCATTTTCATAAAAACTATCACTGCATATAACATTTCCACGAAATTTATAAATAGCTCTACCAAAATCTATTATTTTAAAAATGCGACCAAATGTAGGAATTTTATAGTCTTTGTTGTTATATTTATAATACAAGAATTCTTTGTCAGTAATATTATACATAATATTATTAGTATGCAGGTCATTGTGTGTGAGATTAAACATTTTTTGATAGGTAATTAACATAAATAATATCTGCGTAACCAATGATCCCCACTCATCTTCTGATAGGTCATTATTAACAATTAATTTATCCAAGGTTGAATGACATTTCTCAAGACATATTGCATGTACAGGAAACTTATTAATTGAAACATACACTTCATCTTCGCTGTCGCCTTCGCTGTCGCCTTCGCTGTCGCCTTCGCTGTCCCCGCTGCCCCCGCTGCCGCCTTCGCTGCCGCCTTCGCTGCCGCCTTCGCTGCCCCCGCTGCCCCCGCTGCCCCCTTCGCTGCCCCGAGGTTCTTCGCTTGAATGTGTATTTGAGGTTCTTGATGAGCATTCGCTATCCGTATCATTTTCCGTGTCATTTTTTACAATGGTGGTTTCATATTCAACCTTGGTTTTGTCATTTGTGGGTTCAACACTGTTTAATTTAAAAATATGATTGAGATGCTCAAAATCATTAATATTAGACAAATTCAATGAAGGTATGTTATCATTGATGCTTAGTCGTTTTTTATGAGTTCGTGTATTAATATTAAACATCTCATAATGAATGGAAGATTTAAAATTAAATAATATTGGTATATTTTTGTAAAAAAACTCAGAATCATTTAAAAAATCAATGTCGTCCTCTATATTAACCAAAAAGTTATTCTTTATTCCTAAAAATGAACCGAAAAATTCTAAACCATGAATAAAATTATATTTATGTAAAAGCTTATCGGTTAAATAGGAGAAAAAGCCATCTACATAGGCAGCATTGTTTGGTTCTATTAATTTTTTATCAATATTAATATTATTACTAAATTTCGGAAGGTTTAGTAAATTGTCAGGTTCTATTTTAATTTTACCAATCATATACTTAATTGGGTCTAATAGCGGAGAATATTTAATATACACCTCCCTTGATATTTCATTATTATTATCATTTAACTTTGCAAATAACAGCTCTTTTTTTTTATAAATACTATTTAATGTATATTGTGTGTCTAAATTAATAGAGTTGTGATTATTTTCATTTATATTAAAAAAATTATTATAGAGTGGAATATAATTTTGTAATTTATCTATATCTAATATTTTTTCTAAATTAGAAAATAACAATGCATTTGAATTTTTGCGATATTCGATATCCATTTGTTTATTTAAAGAGATTAATTATGTTTTATTTAAACTAATTATCTTGCGTCTATTATTTTCTATTCTTTTCTTAAAATTATGTAATGGTGCTTGAATTAAAGAAGTTTGATATGAGAGCAATTAAATTTAATCCCGATGAAAATTCAGGACCTGTTGTTGTGTTAATTGGAAGACGTGATACAGGAAAAACCTATTTGGTCAGGGATTTGTTATATTATCATCAAGATATTCCGATTGGCACAGTCATATCAGGCACAGAAGCGGGGAATGGGTTTTATAGTGCTCATGTTCCCAAATTATTTATACATGATGAATATAATACGGCAATTATTGAAAATATTTTAAAACGACAGAGAACCGTTTTAAAACAGGTAAAACGAGAGATTGAAGCCTATAAAAAATCAAGTATAGATGCCCGAGCTTTTGTTATACTCGATGATTGTTTATTTGATGCTTCTTGGACTCGTGATAAAATGATGCGCCTCTTATTTATGAATGGCAGACATTGGAAAATTATGTTAATAATTACAATGCAATATCCTTTAGGTATACCCCCAACCCTAAGAACCAATATAGATTATGTATTTATTTTGCGTGAACCCTATATTGCAAATCGCAGACGAATTTGGGAAAATTATGCTGGTATGTTTCCTACTTTTGAATCTTTTGTACAGGTAATGGACCAGTGTACTGAAAATTATGAATGCCTTGTGATAAACAACAATGTTAAATCAAATAAGTTACACGATCAAATTTTTTGGTATAAAGCTGAGCCCCACACCGATTTTAAATTGGGATCTAAAGAATTTTGGGAGCTGTCTAAAGACATTAATTCAGACGACGAAGATGAAATATACGATCCCGTAGCACAACGTGGGCAACACCAGCGTGGACCAAAAATAAACGTGCGTAAATCTCGGTGGTAGCCTCCTCCTATGTAATTAAATCTATCTTGGGTGCAACACACCGCATTTTATTTGCAATTAATGTGGCGGATTCTAAATGCGTCTTTTTAAAATCGTGCGAGCAACCATGTGTTTCTGGCAATCTATGTTTATCACAATGAAATATATTACAGTAACTGCATTTAAAATTGCTAATTTTGATTTTATTATTACAGTCTTCTAAGTAACATTTCATTCGGAATTTCTTTGGATTTGTCATATATGTATATAATAAAATATTATTTACATATATTTTTAATCAATTTTAACAACACCTTCAAACAGGTATGAAGGAAATCTAAGTTTTCTTCAAGTCAGAAGCACCATGATCTGTGTCTTTATCTAATACAACATCTTCATTATCAAATAATTCCTTTCTAATATCGGCAGCTATAATTGTCCCGCCATTTGCATTTTCTTCTAAAGTGCTAATCTGTGTATTCATATTCTTAATGTTTATTAATTCTCCTTGTTCATTTAATGTTTGCGTTAATACATTACCTGTTTCCCGTGCCTTAATTTTATTTTCCTCGATGGCATTCTCCTTGCTTTCCTTAACACGTTGTTCAAACGCAATTTTTGCCTCGCTTTCATTCTTTTGCTTATTACTCATTAACTGATTAAGCTCTTCTTCTAAATATTCTACCCGTCCTGTCTTGTAAGCTTCGGGGTGCCATGGCATCCAGACACCAACTGGACCAACAAAAACATCATGATTAGGATCTGTTTCCCGCAACATTTGGCAACGAAGTTCTGCTTCTCCCTGTGAAGGAAATGAACCACGGATTTTCAATCCTCTTACTGACGTTTGAAACGAATTTTGTTCGCTGAAATTATTTTCAATACGTTTTTCATTTGCATCAACAAAATTCTTATATTCATCACTAAGTGTGGTTGTTCTAAATAGGTTTTGTTGTTCTTGCTTCAGAAAGTCTTCGAGATCTGTAGACAGATTTTCAAAAGAAAGTTTATATTTATAAGCAATAAAATCAAGAAATTGTGTATATTTTTCCATTGATTTGGCGAGTTCCCATTGCTTTAGGAACTCTTTGAAATAGAATAGCTCTTTTTTTTCAAGAATCTTTTCAGGGGAAATAAATGATATGCACGTATATTTTTGACCAGCAACTGGTCGATCTTCGTCTAACAGGTCTATATATTTAGCAGATTTTTGCTTATCACAATTTACGGAATTTTTTTCGCTCATATTATAATTGTTATTTAAGATATTAGTTTAAGTTTTTTTTTATAGAAATATATAACTGTCTTTTATTTTATTTTCTAATTTTTTTTTTTCTTTTTATTTAGTATAATATGATTGGTCTTGATCTTGGAGAATTACTTAAACGTGCTATTAAATATATCGTTGAGGGTATTATGGTTGCTATAGCAGCTTATGCTATCCCAAAGAAGTCTCTTAATTTAGACGAAGTAGCGCTTATTGCGTTAACCGCCGCGGCAACATTCAGTATTCTTGATACATACATCCCGAGTATGGCAGTTAGTGCCCGTTCTGGAGCAGGTCTTGGCATCGGCGCCAATCTGGTTGGGTTCCCGAACTAATTTTTAAATTTAGAGTGAGGTGCAAGGCCTCGATAATAACCTGTTGCCTTCGCGGGGTTTTGTGAGATGATGATGCAGAGAAGGTTTTTTGTATATATATGGATGTGACCATTTACGCTGCAGTGTTGACA